TAAAAGAACCAGTTATCTCTGTGTCTGATTACACAAGAGGTAGCGACACAAGTGCAACTAAATTAACAGACCAAGAACTAACTCTTGTTGTTGATAGTGCTAAAGCTTTCAAATTCATCGTAGATGATATTGAGACAAATATGTCACACGTCAACTTTAAAGAAGTAGCTTCTTCAAGTGCTGCGTATGCTCTTAAAGATTCATACGATGCTGCTGTTATTGCTAGTATGTTTTCTGGCTTATCTGCTAGTTCACCTGACCATATTATCGGTTCAGATAGTGCAACTGCAGATGCTACAATGGCACACGCAACTAACTCTGTCGACCTTTTAGGTTCAGACGGAACTGGTGTTGATGCCTTAGACTTAATGGCTAGAATGGCAAGATTACTTGATGACCAAAATGTTCCAGAAGAAGGAAGATGGTTCGTTGCTGGACCAGATTTCTATGAGCAACTAGGAAAATCAGGCTCTAAATTATTGTCAGTAGACTTTAATGCAGGTCAAGGTTCTATTAGAAATGGCTTAGTATCTAGTGGTAAACTAAGAGGATTCGATATGTACAAATCTAACAATATCGCTGACACATCAAATGCAAGTGGTAAAGTGTTAGCTGGACATATGAGTTCAACTGCAACTGCAAATACAATTCTTTCAACAGAAGTTATCAGAGACCCAAGTTCTTTTGGTGACATCGTGAGAGGTCTTCATGTCTATGGAGCAAAAGTTCTAAGACCTGAAGCACTTGTAGGTGCATTCTATGTTATCGACTAATGTATAACTCGGAGGGGTCTTCGGACCCTTCCATTTTTTAAATTAAAATAAACACAGGAGACAAAATGTATCATAAAAGAAAAAAAATGAAACATGGTGGTTCACATGATGGCAATGCAATGGCTAGACGTGAAGCTAAAATGGGTGGCGGAATGATGAGAGAAAAAATGGGTCACGGTGGTATGTACGGTGACGACATGATGAAAAGAAAGAAAAAAGGTATGGGTGGTCGTGCTATGTATAAATATGGTGGAGATGTTTCTGGAAAGGGAACTCAACCAGAATATGCATCAGGAGACATGCCTAAGGCTATGCCTAACTAATGAAAGTTAAAGCACCTAAAGGTTATCATTGGATGAAAGCTGGTAAATCTTTCAAGCTTATGAAACATACCGGTAAATTTGTACCTCATAAAGGAGCAAGTTTAATGGCTAACTTTGAAATACAAAAAAAACATAAAAAATAATGGCAACTACATATTTAGAAATTACTAACGAAGTATTACGAGAACTTAATGAAGTACCACTCACTTCATCAAATTTTGCAAATGCTAAAGGTTTACAAGCTTTTGTTAAAGATACAGTCAATAAAGCAATCTTTGACATTGCTAATGAAGAACCTCAGTTGCCTTTTTTTAGTGCTGGTTTAAGTGGAGCTACTGACCCTTTTTATGGGAATGTTACAGTAGCTACCACAGCTGGTACTAGATGGTACTTATTAAAAAGTGGTAGTTCTAGTATTACGACAGACTATGCCTCAATAGATTGGGATGATTTTTATCTAACAACTATTAATGTTTCAGGCGAAGCAGCACCTTTTGTTTCTCAAGGTTTAAAATTTTTAAATTTAGCGGATTGGAAAAGATACTATCGAGATAGTGAAAATTCTGATGATGCTAGTACACAGGCCTATGGAGAGCCTAAATATGTTATTAAATCTCCAGACAATAGAAAATTTGGACTAAGTCCTATACCTGATAAAGTTTACAATGTGCATTTTTATGCTTTTGAAAAACCAACAGCTTTATCAGCACATGGTGACACAGTAGTCCTACCCGAACAATATACAAATGTTATTACCTCTAGGGTTAGATATTATGTTTGGCAGTTTAAAGAGTCACCTCAACAAGCTGCTTTTGCTTTAGATGATTATCGTAGAGCAATGAAAAGTATGAAATCTAATTTATTAAACCCAACTCCTAGAACAATGACAGATGATAGAACATATTTTTAATTAATGGCACGTTCTCAACCTTATACAGTAGCATGTGATGGTGGTTTACTAACCTCCTCTAATGCTATTGATTTATTAAAAACTCCCGGAGTAGCAACTAAATTACAAAACTTTGAAGTCTCTATAGAAGGTGGTTATCGTAGAGTAAATGGCTATGCTAAATATAAAGTAGGCGATGTAACTGCTGCTCAACCAGCCGGAAGCACTGCTACTATTTTAGGAGTCTTTCCTTATGCTGATGGAGTTATTGCTTGTGTTAGTGATGATATTTATTTTACTAACGATGGAGCTACTTGGTTACAAATAAATCGAAGTTCAGTTTCAGGCAGTGGTGATAACTATTCAACCTTTACAGGTCGAAGTGTTTTAAATAGAACTAATCAAGGACAATGCACTTTTGCTTTAGCTGAAGGTGCAACTTTTGATTATGGTGAAGTTTTTATAGCTGATGGAGCTAATAAAATTTATAGCTTTCGTATGGAAGGCACAGGTAATCTAAATACTAGAACATTTTTTGCTGCTGAAATAACTGTTAGTGGCACTAATGGAGTTAAATTTATTACTATTCACGATAATCATTTAATAGCAGCAGGAGTAGTAGGTAATTTAAATACAGTTTTTCATAGTGAAGTAAATGACTATGATGACTTTGCAGCTGGTGGTAGTTTTACTTTATCTGACCAAGTTGTAGGTATTAAAGGTTTCCGAGAAGATTTAATTATATTTTGTGAAAATAGTATTCATAAACTTATTAATCTTCATAACTCTGATACAGTTAGGATAGACCCAATTACTGATAACGTAGGTTGTCTAAGTGGTTATAGTATTCAAGAGATTGGTGGTGATTTATTATTTTTAGCAGCTGATGGTTTTAGAACAGTTGCTGGTACTGCAAGAATTGGTGACGTTGAGTTAGGTACATTCTCAAAACAAATTCAACCAGTTGTGAGTGAATTAGCCAGAAACATAGATGACTTTGTTATTAATAGTTTAGTTATTAGAGAAAAGTCACAGTATAGATTGTATTATACTAATGTAGTTTTAGCTAACTCAGCTCAAAAAGGCATAATAGGTACTCTAAGACCAAACGGTTTCCAATGGTCAGAACTATTAGGTTTAGAAGTTACTAGTATAAATTCTAATTTTGATAACAATGGTGTTGAAGTTTACTATCACGGTGATACTAATGGTTTTGTTTATACGCATGATGTTGGTTACACTTTTGATGGTACTAACATAAATGCTATTTATGAAACTCCAGACTATGACTATGGCGACTTTGGTACCCTAAAAACTTTGCATTACATTAAAATATCTATTACACCAGAAAGTAATATTCAACCAACACTTAGAGTTAGATATGACTATAGTAGTTCTGATATACCACAGCCAGACGATGTAGTTTTAGACTCAGTACCTGCTCCTGCACTTTTTGGTCAGTCAGTTTTTGGACAATCAATATTTGGAGCAGCAGAGCAACCACTAGTTAGAGAATCACTAGTAGGTAGCGGACACAGTAACAATTTTAGATTCTCAAGCAATGATGCAAATTCACCCTACATTATAAATGGTTTTTATGTAGATTATATACCTTCAGGCAGGAGATAAGACATGGCAGGATATACCCGACAAAGTACATTTACTGATGGCGATACCATCACCGCAGCATTATTTAATAATGAGTTTGACCATTTATTAGCAGTCTTTAGTAATGCAACTGGTCACAAACACGATGGCACAGCTAGTGAAGGTCCAGTTATAGGCCTAATAGGTGATGCTGGAGAAACAACCCCAAACAATAAAGTCTTAATAGATAGTGCTAATAATCACATTGAATTTTACATAGAAGTTAGCAGTAACCCTGTCCAACAACTCTACATAGCTGATGGAGCTATCCTACCAGTAACTGACAATGACATTGACCTCGGCTCAAGCTCTTTAGAGTTTAAAGATTTATTTATAGATGGCACAGCTAACATAGATAGCTTAGTAGCCGACACTGCAGATATCAATGGTGGCTCAATAGATGGTGCAGTCATTGGAGCTAACTCAGCAGCAGCTGGTACCTTTACGACAGTAACTACGACAAGCAACGTTGTTGTTGGTGGTAATCTAACCGTTTCCGGCACTACAACCACAGTCAACAGTAATGAAGTTAATATTGGTGATAACATTATTGTGCTTAATTCAGATGAAACAGGAACACCATCACAGAACGGTGGTATCGAAATAGAACGAGGTACCTCAACTAATGTCTCACTACTATGGAATGAAACCAATGACTATTGGACCTTTGGTAGTAATCACTTAAACTTCCCAGATAACTCTAAAGCCTACTTTGGTGACTCTAATGACTTACAGATTTATCATTCTTCAGGTAATAATTTTATTAATGCACCTGTAGGTGGTAACTTATTATTACAAGCTAATAACATTACAGCTAGGTCAGTAGCTCAAGAAGTTATGCTTAATGCTGCTGCAAACGGAGCAGTCACACTTTATTATGACAACGCAGCTAAACTAACCACAGCTAGTGGTGGAGTTACTATCACAGGCACAGCAACAGCAACAGCTTTTTCAGGACCTTTAACAGGTAATGTCACAGGCGATGTAACTGGTAACGTTACAGGCAATTTGACAGGCTCTGTTTTAACTGCAGCCCAAACAAATATCACAAGTCTTGGTACCCTATCAAGCTTAGCAGTCTCTGGTGATTTAACTGTAGATACTAATACGCTTTATGTAGACTCTACAAACAATAGAGTTGGTATCGGAACTACTTCGCCTTCTTCTGTGCTTGATTTAACAGGTTCAGGAACAACACAAATAGAGTTTAATAATACTGGACAATCATCAACATCTTATGTTGGTAATGATGCTACAGGTTTGTTTGTCCTCTAT